GGTTTTACTTTTGGGGATCGGACGATGATTCCTCGTCAGTGGGTGAAGAAGATAACTCGGCTGTAATTACCTGAGCATCCTTGTCAATGATAGGTTGGTAAAATTTAAGAGCTTCTTTTACTCTCGCATCTATATCCTCTTGTGAGGTATTCTCGTGTTTATGTAGATGTATCTCATTATTGTTCTGTAAACCACCTGCTTTACCTCTACCTACCTCTGCGTTTATAGCAGCAGACCAGGCTTTATTCTTTCTTGATTCATCCCTTAATTTACCTAATTCTGCAAGGTGTCCCTCGTAAGTTATGTCATATTTTTTTAACAGCTCTGATCTTCTACTGCCTATATATTCAACAACTAAAGGATAATGTCTTGGGTCTTGTAATCTACTGGCAGTTACGTGAGCTGAATCCTCAGCATATCCAGCTGCTATTGCACAATCTGTTGCTGTCATTCTACCCTCCTCTGACACGATTAGATTAGCAAATTTAATCTGCATTGCCGTTAATTTTTTTGGTACTCCCATACTTGAATTATATAAATTATAGGATATATTGCAAGTCAGAATGGACGGAAGATTATTAAGACAAGTATTGGATAAGATGATAAAATCTCCTGCAACTCAGGATGCGAGAGTTCAAGTCTGTCTACCAGATGGTAAATTTTATGATGTTACCTCTTTACAATTGCTAGAAAATAAAATAATTGGTCATAGAGAATCTCATAGATTAGTGTTTACAATTAAAGCTGAGACCTGGAATATGGGTAAGATTTTGAAGAAAGTTGGAGACACCACTTAGCTTGAAAATTAGCTCGAAATGAATAAAGGAGAGACCAAATTTTGGCATGAAATTAAAGCGTTCAATATTAAAAATAATCGCAAATTATCATTTACACGCTTGGAAAA